GTGAAAAACTACTTTCGATCCGAAGATCGTTTCGCTTTCAGTTCGACTTGGAAGAAACCGAAGTTTCTTTTTGTCTCACGCTTCTTTGAATAAACATTTTACTGAACTTTTGACGGTTTTTCATTTGTTACTGAACCTTGCAATCTAATGCTGCGGTTCGAACTTCAGCTTTTCCTGAATGCGGATCCGGAGATCCGGGTGATCAGGCTTGGGGTTCAATTAAGTACCTTCGTCCTTTTCCATTCATTCAAAGCTATACCGCTAGAATCTTTAGCTGTCAAGGACACAGGGGTAAAAGGAAACATGGTGCAAGGCTCAGTAGCATATCCATAAAAGGCGAAGTCGTCTCCTAGCGACATATACATATTTAATGAGATAGATGTAGGGGAGTCAGATGAGCAAACTAAAGGTTGTGCAACGTATAAATAATACATTCCGTGGAATAAACCTTCTGTTTGCATATCTACTGCACACGGTGTTAAATTGTTTCTGCTCAAATAAGGTATTGTTATCGTTTGAATCTCACCTCCTGCTGTGAATTCAAGTAAGTGTGAAGGTGCACTCAAGATGTCTGCATAAGTTGGAACTTTGCCTGATATTATTTCTATAGAAGGGTTATATAGTAGTAATAACCTAACCTTAATTTGCTGCTTGTTATTCATCACGGACTGTATGTGAATATTTATACTTCCTCTCCAAGCTCGTGATAAGAAATGCAACATTTCTATATTGTTCGCTATTTTTACTGGTGAACCTGCTGGAGCTAAACCTCCTTGAAAAGGTGAAATAGGACGCGACCATAATAGTTTTCCCGTCGCATTGTTTGTATCTATAGCTATAGTACCTAAAAATTGAGGTTTACTAATTATGTGTCGAATAGACATCTCATCTACAGAAGTATTAAAAATGGGTCTATCTACTATTCTATCTATATTTGGATACGGATCTAATTTTTCAAAAAATTGCGGTGAAGTAGTATAGTTTGGAAAATTACGTCTACTTACTATCATGCGGTTGCTTATGAGAGGGATATTAGGGTTGTGTAATCCGGTATAATACCGTATTCCTTCTCTAACCATGTCTATAGCGTCTCCCACTACTGTTTTTACATGAGATGTAGTGGCGTCTATTGCTGTTGTAACTATAGATTTAAGACCTGCTCCTTGGGTAACATACTTAACAAATTTTGGGCTTGGAACATAAATGTCTAAAGCTGAAAAACATGCTTCAATTGTAATTTGTAATGCTGTAGAAGCTCCAGCTGATATAGCCAAAGGATTTAATACCATCATGACTAATGTAGCACTATTCGCTGGTGCATATGTATTCTGACTACCATGAGGAGTGGTCGTAACACCACTGCCTGTAGAAAGTGTATTGGAAATATCCAAACTGTCTAAGTCTGAATTGCAATACCATGGAACGTGCAGTGCGCATGAAGAAGCCTCATTTGCATTTAAAAAACAATGAGGACCAGACATTAGAGTATTAACTAAATATACATCTGAAGTAAACGTAAATGGAAAAGGAGGCAATATACCTACCAAAACAGTACCAGCATGCCCTATTGTACCTGCTACAGAAATGTTCAAATATAAATCTGATCTAAAGTACGCTCCTAACTTGAGGGCCATTTCTAACGATTTATTGGAAATAAAAATGTCTCTCGGCAACTGTTTTGTAACGTTGCTTAAAAGACCGTACTTTGCTTGGTTTGACCATGTAACGCTTTCTACGAAAAATGGTCTGTTTACGAATGGTTTGGTGTCTATCCTAAATTCCTCTGATATATCCAAAACAGGATATTCAGTGTGATGGTCTGGTGAAAACAAAATATTTCTTGTATTTATGCTCGATACAGATGTACCTATATGTTCTTGGCTCATCTTCATATCAAAGCACATTTCTTGATTAAATTTTGTATCTAAATTACTAATTTTTGACATATTGTTATTATTATTATTATTGTTATAGTTTTTATTTTGGTTTGAAATAGTATTAAATTAAAAAGAAACTACTATTAAAATTTCTTATTGCCTATTATTAACTGTTATGATGCATGGCGAGATCTTAGGCAAATCTCTTATAACCCGATCATCATAACTCAATTATTATATATAATTGGATATGTTTTTGCCAAGATCATTCATGATCCTAGCATAAGTTTCATCATCTTCCATAGATTTCCTAATATGATCGTTGGAATACTCTACAAAATAAAATGATGCTTCGCTGGCTTTTCTTAATATATTATTTTTATAGTTTGGATTTTCATGCAAGTACATTTCAAATTGAAAAGCTGTCATTTTTCCTGACATTACTGTATCATAATCTTTATTTCTGTCACTATATCTTAATGTGTTTATTAATGTTTTTAATGCTAATGGACCAACTACTTTACCCATTTCTTTATGATATTTGAAAGTTCTCTTTAAGAATTCACATTCATGTAATAATTTTGATTCTTGAGTTATGGCTCCTTTTTGACTATCTGTGTATTCCATTCCTATAGACTCCACAAACTCCTTTACAGTCAAAGCATTAAAATAATCTTTAAGCTCATAAGGGGTACCACATATTTTGTCGTCTCCCATAACGAAATCGATTAACTTGTTGAAATCTTCAACAGTAGGCTCTTCTCCTCTCTTTATTTTTTCTGTATATAGCACCATAGCTGATAAAAATCTATTTAATAAAGAATTAAAAAAGGCTGTCACCCAACATCCCGAAGGCATTGAATGAGTAGTTACCCAAAATTTTTCTTTAATTAAAACAAAAGTTCTTATCATAGAAGATAGTAAAACTCGCAAAACCTCTGGCTCATCACCATCGTAAAATTCC